GGGATTGAAGATCCAAGAGAACTCGACGAACTTCTTCGGCAACGCCGCGCGTCCCTCCGGCGTCGTCATGGTCCCGTCCGAACTCGCGCCCGAACAAGCCGCGCGCCTCAAGACCTACTACCAGGAGAACTTTACGGGACCGAAGGTCGGGAGCCTCCTCCTCCTGACCAACGGGATGAAGTATGAACCCGTGACGATGAGTCCGGTTGACGCCCAACTGATTGATCAATTGAAGATGAGTGCGGAGACCGTTTGCACGACCTATCACGTCCCCTATTACATGGTCGGCGGACCGTCTCCGACGTATACCAACATTGAAGCACTCAACCAACAGTACTACTCGCAGTGTCTGCAGTCCCTGATTGAGTCCCTCGAACTCGTCCTGGACGAGGGACTCGAACTCCCGAAACCCTACGGGACGGAGTTCAACTTGGACGACCTCCTCCGGATGGACACGGAGACGAAAACGAAAGCCGCGGCGGAGGGGATCGGCGCGGGCGCGCTTGCGCCCAACGAGGCACGGAAACGGTACTTCGATCTCGGACCGGTCGACGGCGGGGCGACGCCCTACCTCCAGCAACAGAACTATTCGTTAGCGGCGTTGGCGAAACGGGACGCCCTCGCGCCGGTCGCGCCGGACGTCCCGGTCCCGCCGCCCGCGGACCCCGCGCCGGACCTCGAGGCGTCGTCCGCCGCCGTCCTGACCCTGGTCCGGTCGAGTGTCCCGTATCAGAAGCTCTTGGAACCCTGTCTCGCCGCCTAGAGGACCTATGACCTCGCACGAACTGGGCGACCTCGTCACGATGACCCTCACGGAGACCCTGACCCCCGTCCGGACCTCCGTCGCCCTCCTGGACGACCGCCTCCGCGCGCATGCAACGGTGACCGCGGGACATGACCTCCGCCTCCGGGACCTCGAGGTCCTGGTCTCCGGACTCCGGGAACGTCTCGCGATCGTCGAGACCCGCGCGCCGGTCCCTGGTCCGCCCGGACGCGACGGTCAGGACGGCAAGGACGGCGCGGATGGCTACGGGGTCGAGGACCTGTCGGTCGAGTTCGACGGCGACCGGACGATCGCCCTCGCGTTTGCCCGCGCGGGGCGCGAGGTCCAGCGGTTCCCCCTCGTCCTCCCGTTCCAGAAGTACCAGGGCGTCTATCACGCCGGGACGTCCTACGTCGCGGGCGACATGGTCACGTATGGCGGGTCCCTCTGGCACTGCGGGACGGCGACCTCCGCGCGTCCGGGCGACGGCGTGACCGGGTGGACCCTCGCCGTCAAACGCGGACAGGACGGGCGCGACGCCCGCGCAAGCTAATGGCCGACGAGACCCTCCCGCCCTACGACCGCGAACCGAAGACCGCGCCGGTCTCCTGGGCGACCCTCGAGGAGATTAAGACGCAAGTCCACGTCGCCCACGACTGGGACGATGCCGAACTGACCGCGATCGGGACCCAGGCGTCCACCGCGATCGCCGGTCTCCTGCATCCGCGGGTCGATCCGGCGTGGGTCGACGCGACGACCGTCCCGCCCGAAGTGAAACGCGCGGTCCTCCTCCTCGTCGGGTTGTATTGGCGGTCCCGCGGCGACGATCCCAACCCCGCGGACGCGGCGACGTGGATGGCGATCGGCCTCCTCCTCGCCCGGAGACGGGACCCGGTCCTCGCATGACCCACATCGGCGACCTCACGGAGTACGTGACGATCCTCCAACCGACCGGGGTCATCAACCCGGACACGGGCGGGACCGTCGAGGGCGCGCCGACCGTCGTCGCCGATGTCCGGGCGGCGATCGCGCTACGGTCCGCGACGGAGGCGTTGTCGACGCCCCAACCGTTGATCGGACAGGACCTGGGGATCGTGAACACGGCGACGCACGTCCTCACGACATGGTTTCGTCCGGATGTGACGGTCGGCCAGTTCGTCGAGTACGTCGACAGTAAATCCGGCATCACGCGCCGATTCGAGATTACGCAAGCCTCGAGTCCCAACGAACGCGGGGAGTGGCTGGTCCTGGGACTCGTCGAGCGGGTCACGCCATGACGACGCCCAGCCGCGCGAAGTTCGCGACCCCGAAGGTCCTCAAGGCGTTGCGCGACCTCCTCTTCGCGAATGCGGCGGTCCGGGCGCGTCTGGGCCGCGGGACCCATCCGGAGGCGTTGCCCGTGTTCACGGAGGGCGCGGTCCCCGCGTCCCAGGTCTCCGGCGAGTATCTGACGATCGGACCCTTCGCGGAGACGCCGCGCGACACGATGGGGAGCGGGGCGAAGTGGGGGAGTGAACTGTCGACGGCGATTAAAGTCGTCTCCTACAGCAAGGACGTCGCGCCCGGATACGCCCTGATGGGCGACGTCGTCGACGCCCTCCACGGACAGAATCTCGAGGTCGACGGGTATCGGACGGGCTGGGTCCAACTCGACGTCATCCCGGACGCGTACGTCGAACTGGTCGCGGGCGTCCCCGTGACCCATTTCCCGATGCTGTTTCGGGTCCACGTCCATGAAGCCGGTTGAACTGACCCTCATGTCCGCGGGTCTCCTCCTGTCGCATCTCTACGCGATGCGGACGACGCTCGGCGCGGTCATCGCGTCCCTCGAGGACGCGGCGGGGGTAATGGTCGAGACCCTCGACGCGGCGGACCGGGTCGCCGCCGACCCGGACGCGTGTCCCCATCCGGAGGAGAAGCAAATCGACGCGACCACGATGGGCGGACGCCCGCGCGTGATGTGTCTGGTGTGCGGAACGGAACGCCCAGGGACCGCGCCGTCATGACCCGGACGCCCTCGACGGTCTACGCGGTCGCCCAGTGGATACGCCATACGCGCGGGGCGTTGACCTCCGCGGAGAAGTGGATCGACGCGACGCCGCCCGCCCAACTCGCCGCCGAAGGGCGGGAGGTTATCGCGCTGGGACGCGTCCTCCTGGCCGAACTCGAAACGATCCTTCGCACGTCCCGGTCAACGACCGCGCCGTCCTCACCATCGCCCGACCGGTCCGCTGAACAAGCCGCCCGCGGTCGGAGGTTCTTTTAGGGGGACGTCATGGCGTTTGCGGGGATTCGATCGTTTCTGGAACTGAGTGACGGAGGCGCGCCGGGGACGGACGTCGACGTCTCGAACTGGCTCGACGGGATCACGCCCTCGAGTGACACGGATGAACTCGACGGGACCACGTTTCAACCGGGCGTCCAGAGTCCGACCAAACAGATCATCGCCGGGTTCCGGACCCGCGCCTTGTCCCTGTCGGCGAAGTGGACCCCGGAGGCGGAGACGTTCTTCAGCGGGATCGAAGGGAAGACGGGTCTCGCGTATACGTACGGACCGCTGGGCAAGGACACCGGGATGACCGGGATCACGGGCATCTGCAACTGTCTCTCCTGGACGGGTCCGGTCTCGACGGTCGACGGCGTGATTACCGGGACCGTGGAACTCCGCTGTGATACGCGCGTCCTGGGGACGTTCGACGCGACCGGCGTCGTCACGCCCGCGGGTCCCGCGGCGACCGGCGCGACCGCGGGGACGCCGGGGACGTTCACGCCCTCCGGCGCGGTCACGCCGCAAAACGCCGCGGCGATGGGGAGTGTCGTCGCGAGTCCGTCCGCGGCGTGGACGGGCGGGCAACACGTCATCGCCGCCGACGCCAGTCATGTCTATTGGAACGGCACGGCGTGGATGACGGGCAACGCGCCGTAACAACCGACGGCGACCAACGCCGGACCGGGACGGTCCGCACTTGGAGGAGACGATGGTTACAGTGGAGTTCGATCGCCCGCGCGTTCTGTTTTACGACCTCGCGGCGATCCGGGATCTCGAGGCGGCGATGGGCGGGGTCCCGCTCGGCGTGGTCGTCCAGCAACTCGCGAACCTGGGCGTGAATGCGTTGGTCCTCAGTTTGTGGGCCGGATTGAAACACGACGATCGGACGGCGACGCCGACGCTGGTCCAGCGACGCCTCGAGACGTACTTGAAAGACGGCAAACCCTTGCGCGCGTTGGCGGACGGGATTAACGACGCGCTGGAGGCGTGCGGGTTGTTCAAGACCGCGGCGGACGCGGCGGAGGACGACGTCCGCCCTCCGACGACGCCCGCGGCGGCGTAACGTGGGCGTTTCGGACGTGGTTGGTCTGGGCGGAGGCGTTCGGGCTGGGCGAACTGGGACTCGTCCCGGATGCGTTCTGGCGACTCTCGCCGCGGGAGTTCGACCTAATGCATGACGGGTTCTTCCGGCGCGAAGATCGCGCGTGGGAACGGATCGCGACCCTGGGACTCTGGGTCCTCGCGCCGTACTCCAAAAAGAAGTTCACGCCCGCGCAACTCCTCGGACGGCATCGCCTCGAGACCCTCCCGCGGCGTCCGGTCGTCTCCGGCGCGGCGGCGATCGCGCTGGAGGACGCCGAACGCGCGCGCCTCCTCGCGCAAGCGGTGGTCTGGGCGAAAGATGGCTAAAGTCAAAATGACCCTGACCGGGATGGACGCCCTCCAACGCGCGCTGAAGACCGCGCCGGAGGCGGTCCAGGACCACGCCGCCGCCGCGGTCCAGACGACCGCCTTCGCGATCGCGCAACGCGCGCGCGCCCTGGTCCCGGTCAAGACCGGCGCGCTGAAGTCCGCGATTACGTCCGCCGCGATCAAAACCAACGGGCGCGTCGGACTCAGCGGGGCGAAGGGCGAGAAAAATCCGGCGTTCTACTGGCGGTTCGTCGAGTTCGGGACCCGCCACATGCCCGCGCGTCCGTTCTTCCGTCCCGCGGCGGACGCGGAGGCGGAGGCGTTCGTCGCGCGCGTCCGCGAGATCGGTCCCGCCCTGGAACGCGACCTCGCGTCGTCGCGGTTTGTCTGATGGCGACCATCGCGAATCTCACCGTCCGCGTCTCCGCCCAGATTGCGGAACTCCAGAAGTCGTTTACGGACGCGACCAAGGCGACGCAAGCCTTTCAGTCCGGCGTGTCGGCGTCCTCCGCGAAAATCGAGGGCGATCTGGGGAAGCTCGCGAAGTCCGCGGAGCGGTTCGGGGACGATTTCAAGAAATCGTTAATCGGGACGACGACGGTCGGGACCTTCCTCGGCAACATGCTGACGAAGCTCGCGAGTACGATCGTCTCGACCCTGGGCGGGGCGTTGAGTCAGGCGGTCCAGAACGCCCAGGCGTTTCAAAACGCCTTTCTCGGACTCGACTCCGTCGCGGCGGCGTTCGGCGTCAACGTGACCGACGCGCGGGACGCGGCGAAAGCGTTGAGTGCGGACGGTCTCATCCCCCTCGCCGATTCCGCGAAAGGTCTCAAGTCCCTCCTCGCGAAGGGGTTCGGTCTCGAGGACTCCGTCAAGCTGTTGAACGCGTTCAAGGACTCCGCCGCCTTTGGGCGACAGGCGGCGTTGTCGATGGGCGAGGCGGTCGCGGGCGCGGCGGAGGGACTCAAAAATCACAATAACGCCCTCCTCGACAACGCGGGGATGACCAAGAACCTGTCCGCCATCTTGAAAGAGGCGGGCTACGCGATGGAGGACCTCGACTCCGCGACGCGAGGCGCGGGCGCGCGGCAAGCCGCGGTCGCGGGCATCCTCCGCGAGACCGCCGCGCAAGCCGGGGACGCCGCGCGCCTCACGGAGACCTACTCCGGCGCGGTCGCCGCGCTGAACGCCTCCTATGAGTCGTTTCTGGCGACGATGGGCGAGTCGATCACGACGAACAAGTCCCTGCAGATCGGGATTACCGCGATCGCGGACCTCTTCCGCGACCTGACGACGGCGACGCACGGGAACAACACGGCGATGAAGCTGGTCGCCGACGCCGCCGTGTTTGTGATGCGGGCGTTCGCGAACCTCCTCGCCGTGTTCGACAAATTGCAACGCGGGTTTGCGGAGATGGATGCCGCCCTGTCCGGGACGGTCCGCCTCGCGATCGTCGGCGTCGGGAAGATGACCGACGTCATCATCGATTTCCTCGAGTTCATCGATAAAGCCCCGAACCTCGGACGCGCCCTGGGGTTTACGGAAGGCTACGCGCCGGACATCGCGAAGCTCAAGACCTTTAGCGACGAAGTCTTTCAGACCCAGCAACACATGCGGATCGAAATGGAGGCGACCCAGCAACGATCCGCGGGGATGAGTACGGCGATCCAGGGGTTGATCACGGACGTCCGGACGACCGCCAACGAGATGGACGCCGCGCGCGGGAAGAGCGTCGAGTTAGGCGAGTCGACCACGCCCGCCAAGATGGACCGCGGCGGACTCGACGTCCTCGCGAAGAAAGCCAAGGTCCTCGCGAAAGAGTTTCCGCAACTCATTAGCCAATTTGAGATCGCCGCCCAGGTTCAAGAGACCTTCGGCGGGATCGGGGACTTCACGATCCCGACGGTTGGCGACCTCCCAGGGTTCCAGTCCGATTGGTTACTCGCGGGCGTGACGGAACAGACGGCGGAGATGTCCCGCGTCGTCAATCACGAACTCTCGAACCTCCCGTCCGAAATCCTCCCGATCTTCAAAGGGATGTTCGAGGAGATCCCGTATCTGATGCGCGACGTCCTGTCCGGCGACGGCGGGATCGGCGACGTGATGGCGGGGATCGCGGGGATGGCGGCAGGGCGATTCAGCGAGACGTTCGCGACCGCCCTCGCGCGGGCGAAGAC